CCTTCCGCAGCGCTCCTCCCACCAGCGCATCTTCTCCACAAACCGCTCCGTGAAGTCGTCGATGGTGTGCTCCTCATCGATAACGCAAAGCTCATCAAGGATCTTGAAGCACGCAACCGTCCTGCCCTGATCGTTAACCTTGAAGAATTTCTCAATGATTACCGCTGCGCTGTTGCTGCTGCTGCCCGGATCCCAGCCGGTGATCAACTCGAAGCAGGAGTCCTCTGGCATCAGGATCATTGGGTCTGGATTTCCGGTTGTTCCAACCTCTCCGATCACATGCACCCCCGACCGGAAGACCGATGCGAACAGGGCATCCGTGGTTGCCTTCACCCAGATCCCCTTGATGTAGCGGTTGTAGAGATCCATGTCGTGTGAATATCTTGCGATCAACTCGTCAACCCGCTCGGGTGAGGCGAAGATATTGTCCTCGATCATGAACTCCATCAGGCCCAGCGAATTGCGGAATGCCTTGAAGGTCTTCTCGGGCAGCTTTGGGAGGCCGCGCTCCCCGCACAGGGTCAGGTATTCCTCGTACTCCGTAGTGCGGACGACGTACCAGAGGATGTAGATCCACGAGTCCTCGCCATCATCTGCCGGGTTCGTGTCCGCAAGGAACAGGTGCTGATCCTCCCGTAGATGCAGCATGCGCAGGGATTCCGCCCAGATGTCAAAGGTCTTGCGCTTCCGGAAGTTCGACAACTCCGGGATGTACATCATGCTGTAGCGCTTGGCTTTGAACCGCTCCTCAACCTCGTGCTCGTACTTCAGTGATTCCAACTGGATGCGGCTGCTGGTCCCGAACTTGTTGCTCACCATGCAGGCAGGTTTCTTGGAGACGCTCGCGATGTAGGGCTTCTTCACCCAGCGCATCCCGTTCCCCGGCCCAAGCTGCTCCTCCTGAGCCGAGATGTACTGGGGGATAGTGCTGTTCGTGAGATCCTCCCACACGCCGCTTTCCATGCCTGCGCTCTGACTGACGGACACGATTACCGCATTGGCGCCATCCGTATTCCATGCGTGGTCGCAGACGCAGGCGATGGCGCAACAGGTCTTGGACGAAAACCGTGGCCCACTGAACAGAACGAACTTCTTGTTCCGGCAAAGCTCCATTCCTTCGAGTTGCTTCGGGGAGATCCGGAGCGGTGGAACTGTGGAAGGCTCTGGGGCAGCGGTCATTTATTTCGTTTGCAATATGTTGTGGGGTGAACGTATTGTGCCCACAGCATATAGTGCAAGGCCCGATTGTGCAATGTGTGGCCAGATTTGGCGCGGATTGAAACAGACACAGCTACCTATATGAAAAACGGCGTCATGGAATTAGATGCTTCCTCCACCAAAGAAGTCGGTGCGAATGACAACGTGCTCCGGCTGAACCCTGAGGATTTTCCCCAAGTTTCTGAATGGGAAGATGGGGAAACCTACGAACTGAGCGAACTCGAGGGGGCAAAGCTTCGTCAGATCAGCCCCGGGGAATTCGAGATCATCCCGCCAGCCCCCGGCGAGGAGGGTGAGGAGGAGATGGAGGGCGAGGAGATGGAAGAGCCCAAGAAGCCGGCGAAGAAAAGCGGCTACTCGAACCGGGCGATCGCGGCACTGGATTCGACTGAATAACCGGAGGCGCCGATGGCTGTTGACATCAAGTATCTCAAGTCGGTCGGCATCTCATCCGATCATTACAAGCCTCTTTTCACGAATCTCGAGAAGCACCCAAAGGTCAAGAAGCTCGTGGGCGTCATTGCGGATCGCATCCGTGATGGGCGCGAGGCAAACCTGAAGGAGTATCGCACCTACTGGGCGATTGATGTCGCACATGAAACTCCCTTCGCGCAGACAACTCCCACACTGGTTCAAGCGCTGCTCTCAAAAAACCTCACCGCAGCACAGACCGAGAAAGAGCTTGCTGCATGGGGACTCTCCGAGAAGGATCTGTTTCTCCGGGTCGATATCCCCAATGGTCATAAGCTTGTCCTGAATCCTCCGGTCTTCTACCAGATCATGATCCCGGTGGTGCGCGCCTATCACACCGCCCGGACTGCCGGAATCTTCAATGAGCGAGACCGGAGCCCGCTGTTCTCGTTTGTCCCCAAGAAGCAGACGGACAAGAACCGGGTGCTCTGCGACATCTGGACCGACATCATCGACACGATCTCCGGGTGGTACGGCTACCCCGTCTATCTCAAGCAGTCGATCCAGCAGATGCTCAAGTACGGAGTTTGTCTGGCATTCCCGATGGAGGAGTGGCACTGCGAAAAGCAGAAGATCGATGGCGAGGTCGTCGTGCAGAAGGAGGGGCTTCGATACGTCATGCCCCATCCGACGCGCATGCGGTGGGATCTCTACCACCCGCTGCCGACGATCAACACCGACACCGGCTGCGAATACGCCTTCCACTGGAACTTGATCCGGTACGGTGACGTGCAGGACAATCCGATGTACTGGAACCGGGAGACCATCATGCACAGCGGGAAGAACTGGCTCGACCCCCAGTTCTCACAGAACTATTTCCGCGAGGTCTTCCCCTGCAACATGAAGCTTCCGACCGTGGCTGCCGGCCCGGGCATGGAGTCGCGTGAGCAGAAAGCCGCCTACTACTCCTCGACCAATCGTGACGACGCCGTGTTCATCACGACGATGTTCTGGAAGATCATCCCGAAGGACTGGGGTCTTGGCGACTACGAGTATCCAGTCTGGCACCGCTTTGACGTCGCGAATGACGAAACGATCATCTGGGCTGCCCCTTGCGCCTACACTCCAGTCTGGTTCATGGGGTATGACTGGGACAGCGCCAGCGGAATGCCGTCAAGCCTGTCGCTCGAGACGATCCCGTGGCAGGACCATCTTGGAAACATCCTGTCGCAGATGATCCTCACGGCGAAGCAGAACCTCGCGAACCTGACCTACTACGACACCAACCTTGTTGAGCCGAAGGACATCACGGCACTGGAGAATCTTGGCGAGCAGCGCTATCGAGGATTCAACTTCGTTCCCTTTGACAGCATCAAGCTGACGCGCACCGGCATGGATCAGCGGATGGCATTCCATTCCGTGCAGTTCCCAATCCGATCGGTGGTTGAACTCCAGAGCATGCTCAGCACGGCACTGAATCTCATGGAGCGCGTTCTCCAGTTCACGGCGCAGGAGGTTGGATCTGCCGCCAGCCATTACCAGAGCGCCAAGGAGATCGGCATGATCAAGGAGAACAGCAACCAGCGCCGCTCCTACACCGCCTCTGGGGTGGATGACGGGATTGACGCTTGGAAGAAACAGCTTGTCGATGGCGCAGCAAGTTACATGGACAACCGCGTGGTCTCGCAAGTATCAACAGAGATCCCGAACTGGCAGCAGCACATCGAGAAACTCGGATTCACCGTGGAGGAAGACGGGCTGCGCAACGACAAGGCGGTAGTGGCCGGCACAAAGCAGGGCATTCGTCTGGAGACCTTTGCCCGGACAAATGTAGGCCCGGTAGAGGCTGCGGATCCGCAGATTGCTCAGGTCATATTCCAGACAATCGGGGTCATCTCGCAGCAGCCCGAGATCTTGCAGCAGGTAGGAATCAAGCGGGTGCTCAAACTGCTGGAGCGTGGAGCAAAGCTTGCCGGCGCGCCTGCGGACTTCGACATCACCACTGCTGGAAGCAATCAGGGCGACCAGAACAATGCGGTCATCCAGCAGATCATGCCGCTCTTGGAGCAGTTGCAGAAGAGCATCATGGACTCGGTGGTCAAGAATGTCGCGGAGCCTGCCGCCAAGGCGGACAAGCAGCAGCAGGAGGAGATCAACAGCATTGGCGACATCGTCAAGCGGCTCGAGGGAATGGTCATGGCTGCAAACCAGCAGCCTCAACCACCACCGCAGCCGGTCCCGGTGCCAGTTCCAATCCCACAGCCACAGCCTCAACCCCCAATGCCTCCGGGAATGATGCAACCACCCATGGTATAGTTTTCCCTTGCGGAACCCAACCCAGAGTGGTTGTGTGGCCTCGTGGCTACAGAAACCAACCGGTTGTTTCGCCTGCAACCCGAGCCAATCTCCGAAGAGGCAGAGATGCTTCTGCGCGCTTGGCTGGCCAAACCAGAGTTCGGAATCTTGAGGAACATCATGGTTTCCAAGTGCCGTCTCGAAGAGCAAGCGGCGTTGGTTTCAGCCCACAAGTCACAGGAATCTGAGAACTTCAACCTCGTTGCTTCCGACGCCATTGAGCAAGCCAAGCTCACCAGCAAGTGCATTGATTTGCTGGAGTCGATCGAGGAGCAGCCGAGGACGGAGAGATTCCACACCGTCAAACTGAAAGCCTAACCATGCCAGCCGAATCCGAGAAACCAACCGATCAACTTAAAGAAGCCCAGACTCCACCCCCCGAGAAGACCGAGGCGGAACTCGCACCAGCAGTCGAGTTTGTATCCCGCTATCTCGGGAAGCCCGCAGAGGATGATGGCAAGGAGAGCGAGAAGCCGAAGAAGCAGGACGACGCCCCTCCGGGAGATGAGCCTGCGGGTGACGATCCCCCGAAGCGCAAGCCCAAGAAGGTTGTCGATCGCCGCGAAGAGGACCGCCAAGTGATCGACGAGGAGAAGCTTGGGCGCGCCATTGGTGAGACCATCGCGAAGTCCACGGCTGCCGCCAAGGAAGCGGAGAAGCCGAAGGTGGAAGACAAGCCTGCTGCGGACACGCCCGAATCGAGGAAGCTCCGGGTGCTGGCACAGCTTGAGGAGAACCACCCGGATCGCTACAAGGGGATCCAAGAGCGCTACAAGAACAACCTCACCAAGTTCAAGGAGTACGCCAAGAAGTGGCAGGATGAGAACCCCGGGGAGACCTTCAACCAAGACGACGACGAGCACGAGGAGTTCCGGGACAAGCTCTGGAATGAGGCGAAGTACGACGACGACGACTTCCACATGGCAGTCGTGGATCTGCGGCTCAAGGAGCGGGAGCGCGCTGCGACCGAGCAGAAGAAGGACGATCCTGAAACTGCTGCCATGCGGGCCAAGCTCGAGGAGATGGAGCGCAAGGAGAAGCTCCGAGAAAACCAGCAGGAGATTGCCAAGTCTTCCGCAGAAGCCGGGAATGCCTTCTGGAAGAACATGGGGAAGGAATTCGAGGGTGTGGTCACGGAGACCGGCGCCATCAGCAGGAAGGCTCTGGGGGATATCAAGGAGCGCGATGAGGACGAGCATGCGATTGTCGTCCAGTCCGCAGCCATCGTGGAGCAACTTTCAGCCGCGATTCAATGCTTGGATCAGAGGCTGGTCAAGTACGACGAAACGAACCAAGCGCATCAGGTGCTCAGCCAGTTCATCCGGGATCAGGGGGAGGCTATGATGAAGCTCCCAGAGAAGGATCGCCTCTCGGACGATGGCAAGAAGGTGTTCGTCAGCGACGACGTCTATTCCAAGATGTCCGCCAAGGAGCGGGAGGGAGCGTGGACGTTCACAACCAAGGATATTCAGATCCGTCTGGCGAAGACTTATGCCAAGAATGCCATGAAAAAGATCGAGCATGACCGGGAATGGTTTCAGAAACGGGCCAAGCGAGCCGGTTTGATCAAGGAAGACGACACTCAATCTTTGATAAGCGCGAAAAGTGAACACCCGATGCACAACGCCATGCGGGCAGCGCGTGAACTGCAATCTCGCGCCATTGAGGACGACGAGAAGCCGCGCTCCCCGACCGTGCCGACAGTGCCCAGAATGGCGCCGAAGAAATCCGGTGAGGACGAAACTCCAAAGAATTCTGCGGAGGCTTTCGTTTTGCGCTCCATACGGGGAAGTTAATCGGTAGTTGAAGGCATCGCATGGTGCGGCGCCCGAGAGACCGATTAACTTATGACTCTAAACACAAACGCATTCGCGAAGTGCGCGCCAGCCATCTCGACTTCCCTGAAGCACTGCGGCTCAGTCGCTCTCTGCGATGCCATTCCGTTAACGACCGACGACCTTACCGCGACTGGTGTCTACCAGACCGGTGGTGACATGCGAGTGATGGACGCCCTTCTGATGTCCGACTTCGAGATCAAGCAGTGCGAAGCGAATCAGAACGGGCTCTACGAGTTCCTGATGGCGAACCGCGTGAACATGAGTCACAAGGTTGTGCCACAGGGCATCAACGCCGACATCATCCAGATCGCGCCCTTCATCAAGGCCGATCAGTACAGCCCGATCAACAACGAGTTCTGGCTCGTGTCTGGCGGCGAAGCTGCGGGTGCTGAATGGGCAGTGCAA